GACTGATCCAGCTGCGATTAGTTCCGCCTCACCGCTTGTGCCCCGGAAGTTTATGCGCAACATTTTAGGGGGGGCGAACGTCGGGGGATTCTCGCTGTATCCATCCTCATCCTCTCTGAGCCGTCTGCAATGCCATATGGGCCGTTTGCTTCGTTCCAGCATACAAACTAATCCCCCATCATTTCAGCGGCGTGAGGCGCGGAGCAACGCCAAGCAACCAGTCTGGGACCTCTTGCCACGTATATCCCACGCCATTCTCGGACACTGCGGATACGCCCTCCGCTCCGAATTTCGTCAGGTAATAAACTGCGCCGTTTATGGCGTTCATAATATACCTGGCTTCAACCGGCGTTGCTGGCGTTCCGCTGAATGTACGCCGGTTATTGATATCGGAGCAAGCGCAATCAAACGCGAAACGGAGCATGTGTTCATCCTCCGCAAAATGCGCTATATCTGACATGTTCCGCACCTTCCGGCGTAATATATCTATTGCGCTGGACATACTCCGCTCCTCCTATTTCTCCGCAAGCGCGGATTTAATGGCGTTTCTGATCTTCGCTTCGTCCGTTACCCTGTAATGCAACGAAATCCCGGAAGCGGCAGCATATGCCCTTAGCTCGTCAGCCGACATGCGATCCAAATCGGCTTCCGGATCGCCAAAAATAGAATTGCCGGTCGCCGCCGTCTTCTCTGACTCCTGCGCTGCCTCCCATCCGCTGTTAAGGAAGGGAGCGGCGCTTTTTTCGTTTTTCACCATCAAGGTACGGTTGCCTTTTTTTAATAACATGCAATCATCCCCTTAATTTAAAATGTTCCGTATCCCACATTCAAAACAGCCACGGATTCCATACCCTCATACGACGGCAAAACAATCTCGGAGGCCAAAATCTGAACATTTACCGGATGCGGTTCAATGAATCTGGATACAGCGACGCCGGTATTCACAATGGATACCTCCGCATTGGGGCTGCTCATGAGATCGGCTTCCTCCGGCGTAGTGCCATACCATGTACGACCGACTTGGATATCCGGCATGAGCGTTACGATCCCATCCGGGATATAGGAATGCGAAACCTTGCTTTCGTCCTTGTACATCTTCTCATAGACGACAAGGGCGATATTGAGCCTAGTACGGAATACGGTCAGAACCTCGGTATCCCCAAGGAAGACGTTCGGCGTGAGATTCTGCGCCAGGATGGCGTCTCTGATCTGCTCGTTCTCCAGAAGCGCATTGAATGTGTTCGGGGACATCGTGGCGATTGTCGGAATCACGCCGTAATTTGACTGCATCGCCTTTTTCACATCCTGCAAATGGGTTAGCGGGTTACTGGTTGTCGATGACCACGGCTCGGATGAATAATCGAAATAATGCGTATCTGTCCATTTACCGTCCGGATCATAGTTGTACTTATAGGACACGTTATTCGCCACGATGTTGATTGAGGGCGTACCGGTCGTCGGTGCAAGCAGCATCCAGCGCATACGTTCCGCGACGACATCTGCGCCCGCGATCAGGTCGGATACATCGTCATAAATGCGTGAGATAACCTCCGCCACATACGGATCATTGGAATCCATTGCGCGGAGGATTTCCTGCCGGTCTTTCTCCTTGATAACGTAACCTTCACGGAAAAACGGCATCTCGGTTTCTACCCTCGCCACGCCGATGCGCTCACGCAGCGTTGCCTTTGCGTCAAATGTAGACGGCATGAGCGATATCGGGAGGCCCTTATGCCCTAAAATCCATGACAGGTCAAGCCCAGCCTTTTTGCTCTGCGGGAAGAACCGGGTGCCAAGGTTTGGAATCTGATTAGAATAAACCTCCGTGAAATAGGCCGCTATGGCTCTCGGTGTAGCAATCTTTGTTAAATCCATGTTCTCACCTCTTAAAGAAATTTAAGCATCGGCATGCCCGAAAGCTCTGTTGCAGTCGGGGCCGCCGGGATCTTTGCCGTGTCGATAAACCCATAAATAACCAATGATCCGTTTGGATTGTTGTCGGGATTAACGGGAGTAAGCAATACACCATATTCCGTTTCCCCGACCCCGTTTGTAAACGGGATAATTGTTCCGGGCAGTATGAACTTGCCGTCATCTGAATTCGGCGAAACAGAGCTGCAATCAAACGCCATTGCCACATATGTACCTGGCAGGGCATATTTTAGAATTTCGGTCTGATCGCCTGTATGCGTTTTCGTGAATCTCATGATCTACCTCCTGTATTTTGATTGATATAATGATTAGTGGATTCCTGCGCTGATTTAAAGCTTTCCGCTCTGGCCTTGGCGAGCGCCCGTGCCTGCGTTACTTCCGCATCGTCACCTGCACCGCCTGATTGTCCGCCCATGCCTCCGCCAGCCTGGCTCAGAAGCTCGGCTTTTGTGCTTGCGTAGATCTGCTCCTTTGCTCCAGAAAGATAGGAGGATTGAACTTTAACAAATTCATCCATATTTCCGGAGACAAGATGTTCCGTTAAGCTCGCGGCGGTCTTTTCATCATAACCGGCGGCAACGAACGATTTCTCATGCTTCATTTTTGCAAGCTCTTTTTGCATGTTGGAGAATTCGGTATCCCGCTGCCGTTGTTCCTCGACCAGCCTCTCATCATCCGTCTGCTTTGCCTTGAGCTGTTTCTTAGCCTCCGCCAAATCGGACGCGGTCTTGTCAAATGTCGCTTTATCCACGGAGGGTGGCAAAGTAGTGGGATCGACAAGGGATTTATCAGCCAATGCCGCGCTGATATCTTCGATTGTCATATCTTCCTTGTAGGATTCACCGAGCAAGTCTTTCAGTTCCATAATGATTCCTTTCTGCGTTTTATACGTCTTCTCTGACGATTTTTGCGTTTGTCGGGTTCTCTCCCGTTTGCGAAATTTATAAACCGCTTTCTCTAGCGAATATATCCTAATGAGCGTTCGCCCATTTAGATCAATTGATTTTGGCATAACAAAACCGCCCATGATTGAATGAGCGGCTCGTATTCGCTGTTATTATGTGGCCATCCTTATATACCTTTTTATGTTGTCTACAGTTATCTCCACACCATCTGTTTTTGCAAGTTTTCTCGCATTATTCAAAGTGGAAAGATTTGATATTTCCGGTTTTATCCGGCAATTGCAGTTATAGCGCTCCTCTCCTGGTAGGGACGGATCGCCGGGATATAGACCACCATTCGGAAACATCTTCCCCGGGCGCCGCTTTTCTCCGCTCATTGCCATATGATGCGGGCGCGGCTCTTTGGAGATTGGCATATGAAGCCATACCTTCCAGATCTCTATACCCAATTCCCATAATTCCAAACATGCGGCTTCCCGTCCTTCATTGACTGCTCTCGTGGTATCTGTTCGAGCCAATGTCCTTGCTAAAGCTTTCTCTTTGTTTATTCGCCCTATCAGTGCGTCCGCTACCTCTGCACGCCCCACCCCGGATTTTATTGACTTGTTCAGTTCCGCCAATATAGCCTCACGCAGCCTTGCGCGTTCTGCTTTTTCTTGGAATATTCGTGATGTCATCCCGGTTTCCGTTGGCTCCCATAGGTCAATCCCGGTTTCCGCTTTAACATGGTCATATATATATTTATATCCAATATCCCAAACAGAACTTGCATGATCGTTCACAAGAACAACTGATTGCTTATTTGCATCCAGCATGATATCGGTCATTGCTTTTACAACTTTAGATTTTTTGCGGCCTTTATTGGCGTATTGAATACGACAGCGCTGAGTTGCGTCGGGATCATCAAGGATGATGCTAAGTAATAGCGGGAATACAATGTCCTCAACATCCTTCTCCGCCCGTCTATAAATTCTGGCTTGTTCCGTTTCTGTGCGAAGCAGGAGTTTGTTAATTTTATCCATCACTCAATATCTGCCTCTGTTTTTTCATCAATAGGGTATAAATTGTCGGACTCATTCTGTAGCGCCAATTTATCGGCCTCTGCTTTCGCCTCTCTTTCAGCCTCCCACCGCGAAGCAAGCCCCGTAATGTCGGAGGTTACATCCATCATTGCAACAATGTCCTGAAGTGGGAAATCCATTCTGTAAAGATTTACTCCGGCCTGTGTTTTTGTGAGCAGATTATCCCTTTTGTTTCTTGGAATATCTACATCCACATCAAATATCTTTATCTTATTTGATATATATTGCGGGGATAATATCCAAAGCAAAATTTTAAGGAGCCGTCTGGCTCCCATTTTTGCGTATTGGACTTTATTTTTTGCGACAATTTCGATATCCCCGGAGCCAGTGCGGACCTCCGCCGATATTCCCGTATCGCTCCCAGCCGTTCCCGTGTCCCGATCCGGTATACCAACAACGAATTTTAAGGACTGTTCCAAATAGCTCCTTAGAAGTTGCGCCGAACTTCCATCCAACTGCGCCGTGATGAATTTTGCGTCCTGATTGACCCCAGTCTGACCGGGGAAGACCAGGAGTCTATTCCGTTGGATCTTTTGCCAATCGGATTCATCTTCCACCTCCGCGCCGAAAATAGCCAAATATGATGTTACGGTCTGCTCCACATCATTTATAGAATCGCTTGCAAGTGAATTAATGGCGTTCATAAGGCTGATTGCGCTTTCCCAATCGCCCATACGAAACTCGTTATTCGGAAATTCAATGATTGGAATGGCCTTGTAAATATGCTCTGCAATGCTTTTCAAATCTTCCGGTCTTACGCTTGTATTCGACATGCTTTCAAATCGATATTTTTCATATGCGGTATATACATCATAAATCCATGTTGTAGTTTCGTTCCCGTGAATATCTTTCTTCTTTACCGGATGCGAAGTCCATGCGAAAACCGGCAATGTGCTGTTGTGAGCCGCATACACAACAGCCGTATTAACTGGATTGAGTTTGATTAGATTGAACGGAGCTCCATTTTGCATGGATTTATCATATGTCATCCCAAGATAAGCCACGCCGCCTATACTTTGATCGTACGCCAATGATGAAATATGCGTCTCCCAATTCTCTGCCTTTAAAAAATCTGTGATGATTTTAATATCTTCCGTTCGTTCTGCTACTCTCGGGGTAAACTGAATCCCGGCTGAATATGTATAGCCAACGAAGTCCCGTGTGATTGCCTGGGCGTGATTAATAATGACTTTATTATTGACCTGTCTATCTTCTTGCGGACGATCCATAATCGGATGCTTTCCCAGATAAAATTTTTCCAACCATTCAAATTCTTTAGCGTTTTCGTTGTGGATCGCCAAGGCTTTCGTCAATTCATAGGCTATTGTATCCCTATCAAGCGTATCGCCAATATAATCATCCGGCTGCAACGCCTTCGGCAAGCAGCTTGTAAAAATACGGCGGCGGCCTAAATATATATTATCCAATCTCTTACCTTCTTCCGAATAACACATTGATCGGCATTACTCGAAGCTCCGCAGACTTCTTTTGACCAAGACATTCCGTCACAAGCGCCGCCGTAGCGTCAGCCGCATCATCTTTTTGTTTGCCGATAAACTTTTGATTTTGGTTATAGGTGGTTAAATGCTTCATGAACAATTCATATTCCTTGTTCCCCCTGCGGGCGGATTTAGACAGAAAATGCAACCTCCATCCTGAACCGTCCGTTATGGAAGCCGTAATTTCAGACGAGCAAGCCATAATCCTATCATTCTTAGATCGATTGGCCGGCGCCCGTTTATGCGTAACGGCGCATCGATAATCTTCTTCCTTTAAGCGCTTCGCAATATCGTCCGCATATTCATCTCCGCCATTATTGGCCTCGAAATGCGCCTTTGTAGTTCCGTGTGTTATGATTTTCTGAACCACAATCGGCTTTGTGCTATCCTTCTTCTTATCGGAATGAACGGCATCATGAATATAGCAATCCATTGACTTCTCATAGCAGTAACCGATAGGCATTGACAGATAATCTCCACCGCCCCATGCCACGTCACATGCCGCACAAACGAAATCCGGTTCACCCGGCAATACTCCTTCATATGTAAGCAGAGAATCCTCTGGGAACGCGATTCCATCCCGCTCTATCGGGTTTTGCTGGATTATGCATTCGAACGATACCGGATCCATGACCTCTTTCATGTGATTAAAATGTTCCGTGTCCAGCAGTTCCGGATTGTATCTGAATTTAAAATTTGATTCCCCATTTTCATCTAACCCGGGAACCCGGACGAATTTTGCTCTCGGATTATTCCCATTATTTGTTTCAAGGGTAGAAACAACATCATGGAGGCTCCATCTTGTAGCGATATGCAATTCTTTTACTTTTCCGTTCCGGCGTTGAGAAATATCTACGCCGTATTTCTGAACGGCATTCTCAAGCCTGGTCGGGTTTAGCGCTTCCTCAATGCCTCGAATCAAGTCATCGCAATATAATAAATGGCTCGCTTCCAGCTGCCCAGCCCATGAGCTGTCTATCCCCTTAAAGTACAATGTCTGATAATTGTTGGGCTTCGATTTCGGGGTAATATTTATCCAAAGGTCTTCCGCTGATTTCGTCAGTATCAAACCGGGAAATATCTTGCTCCATCCGCGTTTCTCATCGGTCATCAGATTATAAACATCATTCATCGCCTTGACGGCCATGCCATTCGTATGCGTGGCGAATATGGAGCCTTTTTCTGGATGTCTTCCGGCTACCCATGACAGAAAATATTCCCCTAGTCCCGTCTTTCCACTTCGAGGCGGCCCGGAAAGCCCGAGGATATCCAATTCCCCATCTTCGAGCTGTTGCAAATACTTTACCCAATCTCGCATAACGCCTATTCTGTCTCCATAGAACCGCATCTCCGGCGTATATTCCCATTCCATTGATACGAGATAATGATGGAAGCTATGAGGGGCAAGCAGGATATGGGCTTGCTTATAATGCGACCAGAATTG